CCTGGCGGGAGAGCGTGAAAGGGAAGCGGCTGTGAGGCCCGATCCCGAGGGCGGCTGCGGCCTGACGCTGATCGCCATCGCCCTCCTGGCCATCCTGGCCATCGTCCTCTGGTGGACCCAGCGATGAGCGACATGCTCGCCAAGGTGCTGGGAGAGGAACTGGACCGAATGAAGGCCCGGTTCTACGGCCTGCCCCCCGAGGTCGGTAGCGATGTGGACGCTCTCGACGCCGCCCGCGCCGCCCTCTCCCGTCCCCCTGCGCCCGCGCTTGACGTGGAGCGGCCCTGCGGTTGCGTATCGAACACGGGCTCACAACCAGACACCTGCACTATCTGCCACCACCGCGAGCACGGTATCCGTCCCTGCCGCGCCCGCCTCTCAGCCGAGGAGCCCCAGCCATGACCCCTGGCACCGCCATCGAAGTCGAGTTGTGGTCTACCGACGAAGCGGCCGTTGAGGCAACTCGTCGGACCATCGAGGGTATCGGCGGCCTGTTGTTCGAACGCGATGGCAGGTGGTTCATCGACAGTCTCAACCCCGGCTTCATCGAGTTCGCGGTGACCCAGCAGGGCTACGTCAAGTCCGTAGTTCGCCCCGAGGAGCCCCAGCAGAAAGGACAGGACCAGTGACCCCCGAAGAGAGGGCCCTCGTGCTCGAGGCCGCCCGCATCCTCAACAACCTGGCGACGGCCAATGTCGCGGACACGATGCAGCCCTACAGGGCGGTAGCCGTCGGAGGCGCACAGACGTATCAGCCTCCCGGTCCCGCCTGGGTGTGCCCCATGCACGGGGGCTCGCGGCTGGTCCCGGCGGGGATCTCCCAGCGGACCGGCAGAGCCTATAACGCCTTCCTCGCCTGCTCTGCCCCGGGCTGTGACTCACGGCCCCCCCGCAATGGCCCTGTGAGCCCCGTAGAGCCACGGAGAGCCACGAACTACCCGGAAGTGGTCCCTGAGTCCACCCGGGGTCTTACAGAGCTTCCTTGAGGCTGTGAGAGCCGGAAGGTGGAGTTATGTCATGACCGCACCCCGAGGGGCCGTCGGACGAACGCTGCTGACGGAAGCGCGTTCGTGGGACGACCCACTCCGCATCCGATGGGAAACCACTGTCATTGATGGATACGCCGCCATCCGGGCCGTCGAGGCCGAGGCCCGCACCATGCTCCTGGCCGACATCAGGAAGCGGCTGGAAGGGCTGCGACCGATCGTCGTGGACCTCGCTCCTGACCTCGCTCCCGAGGCCACCCTAGAGGCCGTCCTCGCCGTCCTCGCCGTCCTCGCCGAGCTGGACGCATGACTCTACAAACCTTGTACAAAGGATGCACTCACGCGCGCGGGGCACAGATGGCATCCAAAGAGGCTACTAGCTAGCTGTTAACAGAGGGGGCAGTGTGGTACGGGAGATAGTCACTAAAGGCTTGAGTGAGTGGAGCCTTGAGATCCTCCACGAGCGCGCGAGGCTGGCCATCGAGGACCCTGCAGGGGAGGCAGATGCCGTGGCACCACTGGACTACGAACAGGCCTGGTACAACCTGATCGCCGCCGATGGCGAGCTCGCGGAGCGGGAGGCCAGTCGGCCGATCTTCTCGGGCGATGGTGATCCGGGGATCGCGGAGGCCCTGGGCATCCCCTGGAGCGGCAAGGGCTACTGCCGTTGCCCCGCCCATGGGGACACCAGGCCGACGCTCTCCTGGAAATGGGATCGCCGGCTCATGCTGTACTGCTTCGCCGGCTGCACGTACGACGAGATCGTGGGGGCGCTGAGGTCATGATCCTCGAGCGCCTGGGCCCGGTCCACGTCACCTTGCGTGCCGGTATCGACCTGTTCGGCTTCGACGAGCTGCAGATCGTGTGCTTCACCGCAGCGGGCATCACGGGCGGTTGGCTGGGGATGCAGCTTGCGGGCGTTCTCTGGAGGCTCCTGGGATGATCCTCGAGCGTGACTTCCAGCAGCAGGTCACCGACCTGGCCGAGCTGCTGGGTTGGTCTTGGGCCCACTTCCGCCCCGCACAGACGGCGCATGGTTGGCGTACTGCTGTGAGCGGGCCACTGGGCAAGGGCTTCCCTGACCTCGTGCTGGCCCACCCTCGCAAGGTGTGCGTGCTGTTCGCCGAGCTCAAGGCCAGGGGCAAGGTGAGCCCTGAGCAGGATGGTGTTCACGATGTCCTGCGTATGGCTGGGGCCCGCGTTGTGGTGTGGACGCCTGCTGATTGGGACACGATCGTGAACGTGCTCAGTGCCTAAGGATCGTAGGCAATGAGGTCGATCTGCCTTTGAAACCTTGGCGAAACGACCCTCGCTAACCCCCGTCCAGCGACATTTACGGATACATCGGGGTAGCAAGTTTTCCCATGGCGAACCGTTCCAAGCCCCTGACTACCCGCTCCCCCGGACCGTGGCGAGCGTGGAAGCGCATGAGCCGGCACGCCAGGGCGATCAAGTTCATCGAGACCTACTGCCGGAGCCCCAAGGGAGAGGGCCACGGGGACCCGATGCGCCTGGGCCGGTTCCAAAAGCGGTGGCTCGAGGAGGTCCTCGCCCCGGGCGTGCAGTCGGCCGCCGAGAGCTTCCCGCGGGGCAACGGCAAGTCCACGTTCAGCGCCGCGATCGCCACCTGGGCGGGCTTCGACGACGACCTGACGGGCGCCCCCTCCGTGCCCATCGTCGCCACCACGGTGGGCCAGGCCAAGCGAAGCGTGTACAACACCGTCCTGTCCATGGTCAGGGCCGAGCCGGAGCTGGATGACCGGGCACAGATCTTCACCGCCTGGGGCTCAGAGCGGATCTTCGTGCCGGCCAACGAGGGCGAGATCTTCCCGATCGCCAACGCCACCGACACGCTGCAGGGTCTCGATCCCTCGCTCGCCCTGATGGACGAGATCGGCTTCCAACCGCTTGAGGCGTGGGACTCCCTGCTGCTCGCCTCTGGCAAGCGCAGCCGCAGCCTCGTGATGGCCCTCGGAACGCCCGGCCTCGACCGGGACAATGCCCTCTGGCATCTCCGCGAGCTGGTCGAGGGCGGCCAGGCGTTGCCCGGCTTCCGGTGGCGCGAGTACGCCGCCGACCCGGGGTGCCGGATCGGCGACCGTCGCCAATGGCGCAAGGCCAACCCGGCGTTGCGGGCGGGCTTCCTGCACATTGAGGCCCTCGAGATGGCGCTGGCGATGTCGCTGCCCAGTCACTTCCGGATCTTCCGCCTGGGCCAGTGGGTCGAAGGCGTGGAGGGCTGGCTGGGTGGCGACGGCTACACCGTCCTGACCCGACTTCGCAGCAGCTACCAGCTCGTGCCCGGCGCCCCGACGTGGGTCGGTGTGGACGTGGGCATCAAGCGTGACAGCAGCTCGATCACGGCCGTCCAGTACCGCACCGACAAGCCCGATGTGCTGCACGCCAAAACCCGGATCTGGACACCCACGAAAGACGAGCCGATCGACGTTACCGACCTGATGGCCCATCTCCGGACCCTGGCCCGTGAGCACCGCGTCGGGGCCATGAGCTTCGATCCCCGGTTCTTCGACGTGCCGGCCAAGTTCTTGTATGACGAAGGGCTGCCGATGATCGAGATCCCGCAGTCGATCGAGCACATGACGCCGGCTGCGGGTGACTTGTACGAGCGCATCCACAACGGCCTCGTGACCTATGAAGAGGACCCGGTATTCGAGCAGCAGGTGCTGAACGCGGTAGCGCGTCTCAATGAACGTGGGTTCACGCTGTCCAAGGGCAAGAGCCGGGGGCGGATCGACGGTGCTATCTCGTGGGCCCTGGCCGTGGACCGGGCTACCCACAAGCAGAAACCGCGGGCGGCGCTCGTCGTGCTGTAGCTCTTCGGGCCGAATGGCCTACTTGCTACCGGTGCGTACCCGGTTTATGCTGGCACCGCATGGGCAAGCGCAAGCACCGATCGTCCGCGGTTCCGGCCCAGGTCTTCACGGCCTCGCCGCAGTGGAGCATCGGCGACCCTGCCTTTGCCGAGTTCCTCCGCATGTCGGGCATCACGACGGGCCAGGTCACGGAGGACACAGCGGCCGGCCTGACCGCCTACTACCGGGCTGAGGCCCTGATCGCCGGCACCATCGCCGGCCTGCCGCTCAAGGTCTACGAAGGCGACGGCAGCTCGAGGCGCGAGGTCGATCACTTCCTGTCCACCAGCCCGGCCGGCCCTTATGACATGGCGCCGTTCAACTGGGTGGAGACGGTCGTCCTGCACCTGCTGAACCACGCCGAGGCGTACCTCAAGAGCATCACCAACGGTGGCGGCGAGCTCGTGGGCCTGTACCCGGTGCATCCCCTGGCCATCGACAAGGT